CTGACACAGGAAAAACAACTGCGTTAGTTAAAACTGCCGTTGATGCCCAAAAGAAAGGTATTCTACCTGTATTCATCATTACAGAACAGAAATGGTCGTTCGAGCACGCTAAATTAATGGGGTTTGAGTGCGAAGAAGTTGTTGATACTGAAACAGGAGAAATTGATTGGGACGGTTTCTTCATCTTTAATAATAGTTTCAATTATATTGAGGAAATTACAGATTATATAAACTCATTATTGGATGCTCAAGAAAAAGGTGAATTAGATTATAGTTTATTGTTCTTATGGGATTCTGTAGGTTCAATTGGATGTAAGATGACATTTGAAGGTCGTGGTGGTAAAATGCAAAATGCCGGCGTTTTGGCGGACAAAATTGGAATGGGTATCAATCAACGTATTTCGGGAAGTCGTAAGGCAGAATCAAAATATGAAAATACTTTGGTAATTGTTAACCAACCTTGGGTGAGTTTACCAGATAATCCATTTGGACAACCTAAAATTAAGAGTAAGGGTGGTGAAGCTATTTGGTTAAATTCCTCATTAGTGTTCTTATTTGGTAATCAAAAAGAGGCTGGTACTACTAAAATTACTGCAACTAAAGATAAACGAACTATTAAATTCGCTTCAAGAACAAAAATTTCTGTTATGAAGAATCACATTAACGGACTTGGATATGATGATGGTAAGATAATTGTAACCCCACACGGGTTTATTGCTGGCAAAGAGTCCACCGAAGAAAAATCCAATATAGAAAAATATAAAAAAGAACATGCCGAATATTGGAAAGAAATTATCGGTACTGATGGTGATTTTGATTTAAAGGAAGAAAAAGAAGAAGATAATTAAAAATGGAAACCAAAGTTTGTACAAAATGTAATATTGAAAAAGAATTGAAATACTTTAACAAGATGTCAAAAGTCAAATGCGGGGTTAGAAGTTATTGTAGAGAATGTCAAAGTATTGAATCTAAAAAGTATAGAATAGATAATAAAGAAAAAATCAAAGAATATAATACTAAATGGAACAAAGAAAACCAAGAATACTATAAAAAATACTTTGAAGAATATAATAAATTGAACTACGAGAAAGAAAAAGAAAGAAAGTTAAAATGGTCTCGTGATAATAAAGAATATTCAAATAATTACCAAAAACAAAGAAAAAAAGAAGATATTCTATTTAGACTTAAAACTAACATTAGAACTTCAGTCAATAGATATCTAAAATATAGGTCGAAACATACTTTTGACATTGTAGGTTGTACACCCCAATTTTTAAAAGAACATTTAGAATCCCAATTTATTGATGGTATGACTTGGGAAAATAGGAGTGAGTGGCACATTGACCACATCATTCCGTTATCATCGGCAAAAACAGAAGACGAAGTTTATATGTTATGTCATTATAAAAATCTTCAACCATTATGGGCGGAAGACAATTTGAAAAAAAGTAACAAGATTTTATATTAATTTAAATCACAAATGTGATTAAGACATTACTAGTAGACGGAGATAATTTATTTAAGATAGGATTCCACGGAGCAAAAGACGTGTTTAACGACGGAGCTCATGTGGGTGGAGTATTTCACTTTGTGAGTATACTCCGTAAATTTCTTAATGAACACAACCATGATAAAGTTGTTGTGTTTTGGGATGGAGATTCAAATTCGTCCATCAGAAAATCTATATACCCCCAGTATAAGGCGAACAGACGACAAGACGATATGAATGAATATAAGTACGAATCGTATTTGTATCAGAAGTCTCGAATCAAACAATATCTTGAGGAGATATTTGTAAGACAGGTTGAGATGCACGACAATGAGGCAGATGACTTAATCGCTTATTATTGTAAGATATCTAAAGACGAGAAGATTATCATTTTTTCTGCGGATAAAGACCTTACGCAGCTTATCTCTGAACATGTGACAATCTATTCACCTATCACAAAACAGTACTTTAAAAACGGAGACATGATATCTCTGAACAAAGTGGATATACCTCACTACAATGTATTGTTGACAAAGATATTCACGGGGGACAAATCAGACAATATTGAAGGAATACAGGGACTTGGAGAAAAAACATTAGTTAAGTTTTTCCCTCAGGTGCAGAAGAAACCTTGTACTATGGAAGAAATTTTAGATTGTGCTCGAAATCTTTTGCAGGACAAACCTTCAAAAACATTCACAAATCTTTTGACTGGTAAGACAAAATCAACTATACTTGGTGAAGAGTTTTATACAACAAACAAAAAGATAGTCGACCTTACAAACCCTTTAATCACTACCGATGGAAAAAAATTAGTTGAACAAATTTTAACTGACACTATAGACCCTACAGATAGGGGATATAAAAATTTAATGAGAATGATGGTGGAAGATGGACTTTTCAAATATCTACCAAAAAATGACGAGGCTTGGGTAAACTTCCTAACACCTTTTATGAAATTAACAAGAAAAGAAAAAAGAAACACAAAAAAAAATTAATTATGAAAGAACAAGACAGCACTAAAATAGAATTTTTATTAACATTAAACGATAACATCGTTGTTCAAAGATTCTTTAATGTCAGAGGGTATAACCCAAAGGCAAAAAATTCCGTAGACTTATACGATTTTATCTCACAATTTAAAAGAGAACTTGAGTATCACCTAAAAATGAAAACAGTAATTTATATGATGGACAATATGAATTTAATTATCAATGACCCGTTAATCATGGAAACATCACTTACTGAAGGTAGTGAACAATTCAATATTTATCTTAAAATTGGTGAACAGACAATTTGTCATAGATGTATTGATGGAAAAAAATTCCCACCAAAAGTTCGTTATACTGTTGACGTAAGACCATTTTTAAAAAACATGTTAAAAGAATTAACTGACATTTTTTCCGAACAAAAATTAAGTTTAGAATATTTGGGATTTGACTTAAACAAGTGAATATTTAATAAAACAGACGAGAGAAATATATCATATGAACAAAAACTTTGACTACTTAGGAAACACATTCCAAATACAACTTTTAAACCAACTTATTGTAAATAAAGAATTTTCAACATCAATTATGGATGTTATTGAAACAACATATTTTGATAACAAATACTTTAAGATTATCTTGCAAATGACCAAGGAGTATCACACCAAATACCAATCTACCCCTAATTTTGATACTCTCGAACAAATTGTAAAATCTGAGATTTCACAAGAATTGGTTGCAAAAATTGTTATCGACACTATTAAAAAAGTAAAAGATGCACCATTTGAGGGTACACAATTTGTTCAAGAAAAAGCGTTGAAGTTTTGTAAACAACAGGAACTACAAAAGGCGATGGACAAAGCCCAAAAAATTATTACTGAAGGTGACTTTGAATCTTATGACAAAGTTGAGAGTTTGGTTCGTGAGGCGTTACAGGTTGGGGAAAAAGATACTGGAACCCTTGATGTTTTTTCTAATCTTGAAACAGTACTTGATGAGGATTTTAGACATCCAATTCCATTAGGAATACCTGGTATTGACAGATTGCTTAAGGGCGGTCTTGCAAAGGGTGAGATTGGGGTTATCCTTGCACCGACAGGTGTTGGTAAAACTACCATCTTAACAAAGATTGCCAATACCGCGTTTAATCTTGGGTATAATGTTCTCCAAATTTTTTTTGAGGACAATCCAAAAATTATACAACGTAAACATTTCACACTTTGGACTGGAATTGAACCTGATAATTTAGTAAAACACAAAGACGAGGTTATGTCTAAAATTACAGAAATTAAAGAAACCATGAAGAATGAGTTAATTATGAAAAAACTACCTTCAGATTCTATAACTATGAATCAGATTAAAAACCAAATCAGAAAAATGATTGCTGACGGAACAAAAATTGACTTGGTACTTTTAGATTATATTGATTGTATTGTACCGGAAAGTACAAGTAAGGACGAGTGGAAAGCTGAGGGTTCGGTTATGAGAGGTTTTGAGGCAATGTGTCACGAACTGTCATTAGTTGGATGGACGGCAACACAGGGTAACAGAAGTTCTATATCTTCTGAGGTTGTAACCAACGACCAAATGGGAGGTTCTATTAAGAAAGCACAAGTTGGACACGTTATCATTTCCGTGGCAAAAACTTTACAACAAAAAGAAATGAATTTGGCAACAATAGCAATTACCAAATCACGTATTGGTAAAGATGGGGTAGTGTTTGAGAACTGTAAGTTCAACAACGAACTACTTGAAATTGATACAGAGTCATCTGTAACGTTCTTAGGTTTTGGAGAACAACAAGAGGAAAGAAAAAGAGACAGAGTTAAAGAACTGTTGGACAAAAGAAAACAAAGAGAACAAGAACAAAAATCTTAAAAAAAAAAATTATGGAAAAAATATTAATGGAGAACCCTAATAGGTTTGTTATCTTCCCAATCCAGCACAATGATATTTGGGAGTACTACAAAATGCACCAAGCGGCTTTGTGGACAGCTGAAGAAATTGATTTAACTAATGACATCAGAGATTGGAATAATCTATCTGAAAATGAGCAATATTTCGTTAAGAATATTTTATCGTTCTTTGCGGCTTCTGATGGTATTGTTAATGAAAATTTGGCGGAAAACTTTTATCGTGAGGTACAATATCCCGAAGCAAAATTCTTTTATGGGTTCCAACTTATGATGGAAAACATTCATAGTTTGATGTATTCACTTCTTATTGATACATACATTTCAAATGAAGAAGAAAAAAATCTATGTTTCACGGCTTTGGATAATTTACCGGCAGTTCAAAAAAAGGCTAAATGGGCTTTGGATTGGATTGAAAAATCATCTTTCCAAGAAAGATTGGTTGCCTTTGCAGCAGTTGAAGGTATTTTCTTTTCAGGTTCATTCTGTTCAGTTTTTTGGTTAAAATCAAGAGGTATCCTACAAGGATTGTGTAATGCTAATTCATTAATCTTTAAAGATGAAAATTTACATTGTGACTTTGCAATTCACCTATTAAACAATCACATTGAAAATAAACCAAGTGAAAAAAAAATCAGAGAGATTTTATTATCGGCATTAGAAATTGAGAAAGAATTTATTACTGAGTCATTACCAGTATCTTTAATTGGAATGAACTCAAACTTAATGAAACAATATCTTGAGTTTGTCGTTGATGGGTTATTGGTTAAGCTGGGATGTAAAAAGGAGTTTAATGTTGAACAACCATTTAAGTTCATGGAACAAATTGCGGTTGAGACAAAAGGAAATTTCTTTGAGTCAAGAACTGTTGAGTATCAAAAAGCAAAATTAAACGAAACAATTTCTTTCGAGGAAGATTTCTAATATTAAAATAATATGATGTCATTAAAAATTAAAAAAAGAAACGGTGAGGACGTATCATTCAATCCTCAAAAAATATATAATCGAGTTAAACGTGCTGCTAAAGGGTTGAACGTAAATTCTGATGAAATCTTCATCAAAGTTATTACCTCGGTACCAACTGAAGGACTTATCACAACTAAAGAGTTGGATAAGTTGGTTTATGAAATTGCTGCGGCATATACTGGTAGTCACCACGACTATTCAAGATTGGCTTCATCAGTCGCAATTTCTTCATATCATAAAGAAACTAATCCAAGTTTTTCAGAAACAATTGCAGAGTTACATTCACATGGAATTATTAATGATTTGTTAATAGAAACAATTCAAAAATACGGAGAAAAAAATATTGATGAAATTATAAATCATAATAAAGATTATAATTTTGATTATTTTGCTTGGCGTTCATTGCAAGAAATGTATTTGTTAAAGACACCACAAGGTAAAGTAGTTGAAAGACCACAACACATGTATATGAGAGTTGCTCTATGGGTGACAAACTCATTTGAGGAAGCGGTAGAATACTATAATTCATTGTCTAATCAACTTATTTCTCCCGCAACACCAATCATTATCAATTCAGGTAGTAAAGTTCCTCAATTAGCATCTTGTGTATTACATTATAATAACTCAGATTCACGTAATGGTTTATTGGAGACTTTAAATGATATTTCAACCTACTCTTCAGACGCTGCCGGAATTGGTTTATCTATGTCTAACATTAGAAGTAAGGAAAGTAGAATATCTACATCAGGAGGACACTCAGGAGGATTGTTGAAGTATTTAAAAATTGTTAATGAGTCATTAAGATTCTTTAACCAACAAGGAAGACGGCCTGGTAGTGCTGCAATCTACATTGAACCATGGCATAAAGATGTTATGGATTTATTGGAAATCAAAAAAAATACAGGAGCCGAAGAATTAAGGGCAAGAGATTTATTCACAGCTCTTTGGATTCCTGATAATTTTATGAGAGCGGTAAAAGACAGTACTGATTGGTATCTGTTTTGTCCTAACGATATTATTAAAGCGGGTATTAAACCACTTCAAGAATGCTATGGTGATGAGTATGAAAACAACTACAACATGGCAGTTGAATTAGGTCTTGGTAAAAAAGTTAAAGCTCAAGATGTTTGGACTAAGATTATTGAGTCACAAGTTGAAACTGGTGTCCCTTACTTATGTTCTAAAGATAGTGCTAACAAAAAAACAAACCATCAGAACATTGGTGTAATTAAACAATCAAATCTTTGTAATGAAATTTACCAATATACTGACGAGAAAACCACAGCAATCTGTACATTATCTTCAATGGTATTAAAAAACTTTATTGAAAAGGGTGAGTTTGATTTTAACCTACTTTATGATGAAGTTAGAAAAGTTGTTAGAGCACTTAATAAAGTTATTAATATCAATCGTTACTCAACTGAAAAAGGTAAAAAAGGTGGATTAGACCAAAGAGCAATTGCAATTGGAACTCAAGGATTGGCCGATGTATTCTATTTAATGGATTACATTTTCACATCTGAAGAAGCAAAAAAATTAAACAAAGCGATTTTTGAAACTATCTATTTTGCGGCAATCACCGAAAGTAATAAATTATGTATGGAAGGTAAATACGAACCATACGTTCACTTCAAGGGTTCACCTATGTCTAAAGGAGTATTTCAATTTGATATGTGGGGATTAAATGAAGATGACCTTT